TTGTCTTAATTCTTTCCAGAAACCTTTTATGTAAAGAGGGAGATCATCCCTCTCTACTTTTCTTTTTGAATCTTCTTGTAAATTTTTTTCTTCCACAGCTTGGTCGTACTGCTGTTCAGCTATGTATAAGGCATCTCTCATATCCTTTCCCTCAAAAAGAAGTTTAACACCAAACTCGGCCCATGTTCCTCTTTCCATTGAACAAGAAGCTCCTTTGTAGCCATGAATGTAAGAAATATAAAATCCTGGAAGATCGTTTATAAACTTACTTAATCTTGAAAAAGACAATGGAAGAAGATCAAACTTTTTAAATGGTGCTAAATCTAGCATGGCAGACCTTTATGATCCCCAACGTCATAAAAACTTATCTTTGAGTAATTAAGGA